GTCAACACCTCGACTGGCATTACGTCCGGTTCCGCTGTCATCGCGGTAACGGCCGGCGCTGGCACTCTCGCGCTTGGTGACGTGTTCACCATCGTTGGCGTGAACAGCGCCACGGGTATGCCCCGGCCAGAGCGTGTTTTCCATGAAGTCGTAACCAGCGGCACGACCCATGTAGCCTTCCTTGTACTGCTTGGAAAGCTGCGCCTGATCGTTGAACAGCGTCTTGGTATCCTTGACGAGGTTCGGCATGTCAGTCGAGTTCATGTTTGCCGAGCGGTCGCCCATCGGGGCAAGACCGCGCTGCATTGGCGCACGACCGGACAGAACGTCATTGTACGTGATCGCGGAACCGGGGGTCCAGATCGCGTTGTAGACATCCTTGTACATCGACATGGCGTCATATTCGATGTTGGCGGCAAGAACCGACATGGCCGGGTCAAGAATGCGCTTGGAGAAGTCATCCAGCGACAGGGTCAGCTCAGCAGACGAGAAGTTGGTGTCAACGCCCTTCTGTGTTGCGACCGTGAGCGTCTGGCTTTCTTCCTGGGTATCCTGCGTGTCGATAGTCTTGCCGGTACGAACCGTGTAGCGGTTAGGCATACGGATCTTGAGGCTGTCACCGATCTTTGCGCCGGACTTGGCGAAGCTGTCATCATACTGGCGATTGATGGAGCCAATGAAATTCAGCTTCTGGTGCAGAATTCGCAGCGCCTCACGGGTCACTGCGGTGGGGGTAAGCAGAGTTTGTACCATTTAGATAACTCCTTGGCCTCAGCCAATAGGATTGCGTTAGCGCCGTGCCTTGGCTTCCCGCTGCTTCATCCACTCGTCAATAGACAGTCTGTCATCAAGACCCGCGACGGGGTTTCCTTTCGGAGAGACCTTCTTCAACGGAGCGGCGACCTGCGTGGGCTTTGGCTGCGCGTTCTGTTTCTGCAATGACTGGTGTCCGAGCCAAGCGAGGTGCAGAGCCTTGTAGACAGACGGGCTGTACGCGCTCTTGAGCGTATCCCGTGTGAAACCAAGTTCAGCTTCGGCAAATGCCGTAACCTTCGCATCGACATCAGGCGTCCAGCCTGGAATTTTCGTTTTGGCAAACTCTGCTGTTTCCCGCAGTCGGTTGGCAGTTTCCTGCTCCGCTGTAGCGGCCCGCTTTGATTGCTCCTGATCAAGAAAGCCGGTGATTTCTCCCCGTGCCTTCTCAAGCTGCTGATACTGCCGCCATGCGGACATGGCCCCGATGGGGTCTTCCGCTTCCAGCTTGGCCCAATCCATATCCTTGAACTGTCCCAAGCCGTGGCTTACGTTCAGCAGCGCTGCTCTTGCTTCCAAGACCTCATTGGAGACGCTGAAGATCTGTTCAGCTTCGGCTAGCTTGGCCTCTGCCGTCTTGCGGACTTCTGCGACTTCCTGCGTCTTGCGCGTGTAGTCGGCCTGCATAAGGAAAGCGTCTTTGAGTGCGGCGGGAACTTTGTATTTCTCCCCGTTTAGCTCGACCTCTGTAGTGTCCGGCTCGCCGTCACCCTCTTCGGTCTCTTCGTCGCCTTCCCCTTCAATCTCTTCCGTCTCTTCGGTTTCGGGTTCCTCGTCTTCGACCTGGGGAAGAAAGCCTTTGTTGTCGTCAACTACAGTCTCCGCAGCAGGCTTTTCGATTGCTGGCGTTGCCAGTTCTGTGGCCTGAGCCGTCGTTCCGTCAATCATGAAGTTCACTCCGTTGCCCGTAGGCTGTTGGTTGGTGATTACGAGTGTATGTAATAACGTAACAAATGCGATTTGGCTAGTCGCCCCGGCCCCATTCCCGCTGACTATTCTGCATCGCCTTGCTGCGGGCGTTCATTGCGTTCGTGGCGATCTTGGTTTCAGCGTCGGCCGCGATCTTCATGCGATCCGTTCGCGTGTCTTCCTCGACCTGCATGCGCTTGGTTTCGGCGTTGAACTGATCAATAGACTTATCAGCCTCAAGCGCCTGCACCTTCTGCGTTAGCTCCTGAATGGCCTGTTGGCCTTGCTGGATCATCTGTTGCATTTCCGGCGGGATCTGCTGTTGCTGCTTGGCAGGGTTCATCGCTTCAAAGCGCTTGGCGATCTCGTCAGCCCCAGGCCAGTCGAAGTTCTTCGCCATGATATCGGCAATGAACGGCGCAGCCTGTGGGAATGCGCGGACAAGCTCGGTCATCTGTGCGGCGGCTTCCTCACGGCGCGTGGTGAACGAAGGCCCACTTGTTACCGTCAGGTCATACTTGCCTGATGTCAGGCTGTAGATGGCCGCGATAACCTCGCCTTGCTGGTCAACCTCAGGCTTGCCATCTGGGCCAATAACCGGCTCTTCCTGCTGCCCATTGACCTTGACGGACTTCGGAACGCCATCTTCGCCCATGATCCGCACAATGCGCTCGCTGTTGTAGACGTGCGGGATGAGGTCGATCAGGATGCGTCCGGTGTGGCGGATTGCGCGAGACAGGTTGTCGATGAAGTGGAACGTCGCAACATCGCCCTCACGCTGGCGGGCCATGATGGCTTTCCCCGACGTTTCGTTAGACCGAGCGCCTAGAGATGCGTCGTAGATACCGATGATGGACTTCATATCATCGGAGGCGTTTAGAGCTTCCTGAAGAGCGCCAGCAGCAGGACCAACATCAAGCGGCTGACGAACTGGAGCTTCTCCCTCGTATTCAAGATAAGCGTGGCTCTTCGTGTTAACCGTCGCCCAGCGTTCTGCGTCATGATCGAACGAGCCTTTCCGGCCGATGAACGGAACACGCGGCGCAAGTGCAACCAACTCTGTCGAGGTCGAGCGCCAGTAATTGAACATGCGCTGCGCGTCTTTTGCCGAGTGGATCAGCGAACGGAAGCGGCGCTTGCCCTCAAGCACAATCTCATCCCCGATCACAAGCACAATCGGGATGTAGCGCCCAGGCCATTCGTTGACCTCAAGGATATCCGCGCCGGACATGATTGTCTGCGTGACCTTGTGCGTCATCGTCATACGCGAGCCGACAACAGTTAGAATGCCAACATCAAGCAGTGTGCTGATATCGCTGTCGGCCTCGATCTCTTCGCGGGAATATACGTGATCGTTAGATAGCTTGATGATTTCGCGCTCGACTTCCTCACGCTGCCACCATTCGGCTAGCAGGACGTTTTCATCTTCCAGCCATTCGCCGGCATCGCTCCATGCGTCATCATCGAAATCGGTGCAAACGTCGTCGCCGTCCGAATTCTTCTTGCCGCCGTATTTCTTCTTGTACTCGCGTTTGGAAACAGGGCCAACGATGAAGGCCACATTCCAATCCGAGCTATCGGCCGACATGCTGTCAGGATCGCCGTAGACCGAGAACTGGTTAGCCACACGCTCAATAGCAAGATCCATATCGAAGCTGTCATCGTAGGCGTAATCCATGCCTACGCGCCAATAGCCCCAACCACCGGACACGCTGGCCTCAACTGCAGTATCATAGGCGATGTCGGCGTTAGATGTGTATTCGATGTTACGAATGATACCGTTGATCACGTCGGCCGTCTTTGGATCGGCTCCGCTATCGACGGGGTGTACCTTGATGGACGGCTTGTTCTGCCGGGCGTCGTTGACAACCTGACGAATGAAGGCGTTCATTTTGCTGATGGTGAGGCACGGCCTTCCCTCGTCTGCACGCTGCTTGGCAATCTCGTCAGGCCACTGCTCCTCAAGCCTGGAAAAGCGGATGTCCTCAAGCGCTGTGTGTCGGTTATCCTGCTCTGCGCTTTTGCATCGCTCGAAAGCCGTTAGACCTTCAGCGTGCTTGCTGTCCTTGTCGCCGGAAGACGTGTTCTTTTCGTATCGTGCCATTGATTACCCAGCCACTTTCGCGTTGCGCCGAAGTCGCCCTATGTATGAAGGGGCCATATCATACCGCTCGGCCAAAGACAGCAGGCTTTCGCGGGAGGTTTTTATGTCAACCATTTGAACACTGAATATTCGCTGTCTATATCGACCTCCACCACGCAAAGTGCCGTGCGCCATGGCATCGGCCATATTCTCAAGAGGGGTAGCCCATTTGAGATGACGTGGGTTTATGCAAAGTGGCTTGCCGCAAGAATGAGCGGCCTGCATGCCTTCGTGTCCCTCTCCGTGCACGAGTGAACACACATACCTGTGTACATCGCTGTTCTTCTTCGCGCCGTCCACCCTGAATGTATAGGCCCCATAGCCACTGCTCTTTCTGACGGCGAACGGCCAAATGATACAATCTTCTACATCAGAAGAGATTGCGTCATCGATAAAATCTCTGCACTTAGAAATGCGCATGATAACAATGCTCCCATCCACGCCGATGACCCGCCAGCGCGGGGATCTTTTTTCTGCCTACGTTCTACCACGGGTTCGGCAAACGTCAAAGCCAGCGCGTCCCACTCGTCAGGGGATCTAACGCCGCGCTTGCGCATTGCCTCTTTGCTTTCGATAAGGAGATAGCTGTTGCTGTTGTAATGATACGATGGCCCGCAAGCGTCCGCCTGCAATGTGTCTTCATCTGGAATATCAGCACCACCCGGTTCATCAAGCCAATCACGCGACCTCATCCACATTTCGGCACGACGATTATAAGGCCCCGGCCGCGTCTCCCCAGACGGAAGGATAATATCCGCGTGTTGCGGACTTCCAGAGAAGTCGATAGGCACCCAAATGCTGTCGTATGGAGCGCCCCAACTCTTTAGGATGTCATAAACACCAGCGCCCATACCTCCAACATCTACAAACCCCCTATCAAGCTTTTCCGTGTCTGTTATCTGCTTAAGCCAGTTGGCCCCGGCCACAACATCAAGCTTTGTCTTGCTCTCTTTCTTAACTACCTTACGGCCTTGGCGGATGATCAGCGAAAACCTGTCATCTCCGAAGCGAGCAGGGTCAGCGCCGGCAACCTTTGGCCCAAAGCCTTCACACGTCGCTTTCCTAGCGTTCATAACTGCTTCTGGCTTGATGAAACTATCATGGCCTGTCATCTGGAATGCTTCCGCTGCTGTCGCCGGGTATTCCTGCTTGAACAAAGACGTGTCCTTAAGTTCCGCGATCTTGGCACGACGCCAAACCATCTGACCTAGCGTTAGATTGTATGTCTCCTGGTATTTCTTCTCTTCCTCATTGAGTGAGAAACCTTCTGGAACCGGGCGACAGTATTCTGACTGCCAATACCAAGGAATGAAGATTGCGATGTAATCCCCTATCCCCGCCTCGGCCTGCTGCCAGCGCTCATGAAACTCTCCGCCGACGCCATTGGCCGTGCTTTCGAGGATAATTTCTGTCCCTGGAAGGTCTGGGATTGCCTGGACGACGCCTGCAAAGTGCGTAGCTGCGTTAGGCCAAAACGCAACCTCAGAGCCGTGAAATAGTTGGACGGTCTGCGAGCGGCCAACAGCCTTGGCCCCTGCCGTGCCTACAGCATAACCGCTATCGAGCTTCGGGAAGCTGAGTTCCTTGGCGTTAGACGCGCCTGTTGTAGGCTTAACCAGATCAGGGCAATGCTCATGATAGCGTTCAACCATGCCGAACAGGTTGTTCGTCGCATCCTGCTCATGCGTCAGGATGAATGTGCGCCGGCCCCTGCTGTGTGTTGTTCTGTGGTAGAAGCGGCCACCGACATACGTTGAAATGCCTTGCTGCCGACCCTTGAGGATGAGCGCCCTAACCTTGCCGGTCGCCTCCTTCTGCTCTTCAAGCTTTCCGTGCAGATAAAGCTGTGCTTGGTTTAGATCGAGAGGCTCGACGCTACCGGCTTTCGTCCTGATCTTGAGGCACTTGCTGGAATAGTGAGGGAATTCGTTGCGCAACTTTCGGCGCACCGCTTTTTCCCGGTCACTTATCGAGCTCATCTAGCGCTTCCTCATGGGAGAAGTTGAGGTTGCCCTCAAGCTGGGTTGGCAAAACCTTCCCTAGTAGGGCCATAAACGGAGCCGGGTTAAGTGTTGCCTGCTGCTTCAGGTACGAAGCTATGCCGCCGTCGTCAATATCATCGCCGGCTTCTTTGGCTGCCTGAAGTATTGCATCCTTTAGCAAAGCTGTCGTTTTGTTAGGCGTGCCTTTTTTTCGACCGCCGGTTTTAATACCTGGGGCCATTGGCCACCTCCGAAATTCTATCTAAATCTACTTTAGACATTCCGTACACGCCAGCGTTGCGTTCATTGATGCGCGTCATAATAAATCTTGCCGCATATCTCCGAACGCCTACCCTATCTACCTCTTTAAATTCCTTCGCGACTTGCTTTTCTGCAAGCTCCCATTCTGCGTCTGATACGAGACCTCGGAGTGATACGGGGATAGGGTTAGGGTCTGATGTTTTTCCTGCACCCCCTGCGTTCTTATTCTCAGAAGGTCGGAGCACCTTTATCCAGTACACCTCCCTCTCGTACGCGTCTCGCTCGTTGGCGAGATATTCTAATATCCTGCCAGGATACCCAAAACGCTTTTCTTGTTGCTTTATGCGGCGACCAGACCCTTTGCCGACATAGGCAATTTCAGCTCCATCTGAAAAGCAATATATGTAAAATTTCCCTGTCGTTGGCACTCTGCACTCCTCAACGGTTGGTGCGTTAATTATGGCAGAACATACCCTGAAGCTGGATAAAAGAAAACCCCGGTGTTAGCGGGGCTATGAAAGGCGTATCTTTCCGACGCGGCTTGCCTTCTCGTAGTTTCGCAACATCTTCACATACGAGAACGCGGCCCAATCTGGTTTGCCGAGGATAGAGTTTATCATGCCCTTGGCTTTATGCCTGTCACCGTTCGCAATAAACGGAGACGAAAGGCTTACGTAGAGAGAGTTCAGTCGCCTGTCCCATTCCATTGCGTTAGACCTCGTTAGACTGTGTTTGATTATATTGGGGTGAAGGGGGAATGTAAATGGCGGCTACATCTCATAAAGGCCTTCAACATTATCAAAGATGGATGAGTTTTCTGCGCCGGTGAGACACGTAACCCCAAGCCTGCTTGGGCAGGCGGCGTTCCCGCAGGCTTTCCCAATGCACTGTCTGCACATAGCCGGAACCCTCTGATCTTTGTATATTACAGGCCATTGGAATGTGAAGGCATCCTTGTATGGCGGCAACGGCTGGCCTTTCGGAAAATCTTGGAACAGTTCACCCATCTTCGTCGGCAGCTTCCGCGTTACCTTGCCTATGCGGCAGTGGCGGAAAAGACGGTTCGTCTCGTTAGTACACATTCGATCATATGTATGGACATCAACTTGGCTCACTGTCATTCCTCATCGGGCCAATCTTCTTCATCAGATGGCATATAGACATTTGCTGTATCCGGGTCGTGCCACTCATCACCGACAGGCAGTCGAGGAAGCGCGACGTTATTCGGACCTCGATAGCCGCGCTCCTCGCGCATGAAGTGAATGAGGCTTTCGTGCCGTGTCATAAGCCTGAACCCATCAGGAAGAACACTTTTAATCTTCTCCAGTGCCTCTGGCATTTCATCTTCAGTTGGAATTCTTCCGTACGGGAAATTATATGTCACCGACCCATTTGTGTCGCCGTCTGTGATGTGGACAATAATCGAGTTAACGAGTGGGTAGTGCTTTGGCATCTGTCATTCCTCCTTTAGGGCTGCGTCGATGGCGCGCTCCCAGATCTCAGCGCCTAGGCCGATTGTCACGCTGTCGTCCCATCCGGGAATATCAGCAGCTTTTGACATTTCTGGCGTCATTTCCCGCATCGCCTGGATACCGGCACGGGCGGATGATTTGTACCTTACTCCAAACTCTCTCCAATGGATTTCGAACAGAGGTGACCCCTCCGGTCCACTATCGGCGGCGACCATGGCCCGCGCCACCTTCTCTACCATGCTAGTCATGGGGCTTGGTCCTCTCGTCAAGGATGGCGTTGAACAGGTTTTCCATAGCCATGACGGTTAGCCAGCGGTCGCGCACTGAAAAGCCTCCGCTTCCCTCATAACAGCGACACTCCCCAAGCATCCGAGCCAATGCCATACGCTGCACTCTCTGAGGAACATCCTCGGCCTTGAACGCTTCAATCATTGCGTTTTCAGTTGAAACCCGTTGATTTTCGTTTTCCATTCCGTCTTGCTGCGCTAGATTGTTCGGCTGATATGCGTTTAACTGGCTAAGATAGCCCCGTGGCCTGTCAAGCATCTCTCTTCCTCTCTCTGTATTCCCTGATGGTTATGCCAATCTTTTTGGCGGCTCTGAGATCAGCCATGTAAAGCCGTTGATATTCGGTTTTGTTGAATTTGGGCTTAGGAACGACGGAGGCTAGGCATTCACTCAGTGCGTATTTCTTGGCGCACGGCACTGGTGGGCTGTCGGCTGGGTGGCACGTGCAAGGCCTAGTATCGGATGGCGGGTATTGATAATCCGCTCCACTGGCATTCGGAGCGCTCCGGCCAGCAGCCTTTTGATTAGGTGCGTCCTTCCGCACTGCATCCGATCCCGCAAAGGAAGAGCAAACCCTTCCTTGATGTTCTTTACCGCATATCTTGCACTTGATGAGTTTCATTCTGGCAGTCTAACGCCTGTCTAACAGATGAGCAAGCGATAAATGCATTACCTTGCGCTCTTCCTGCTGTAATATGCCGTGGAAAGGAACACGGGAGCCGACCAGCAGTGGTTCTTAGCCGCGAGAAACGCCTTGTTTGGGATAACCCCGGAGCGGTATGGTAAACCCTCCCCTGGAAACGTCGGCTCAGTCCATGTATGGGCTTATGATATGTGGTATTGGTGCGAAAGCAAGCGGTTATGAGTATTCGTAGCCTAATCTTGCCTCAGCTTCACGTCTTGCCCTTTTTGCATCCTCTATTTCCTTGAATGAGCCGAGATACAAATGTTTAGGCCCATCCCATATCCTTGCAACCCACCGACCATAGCCAGGCCTCTTTGGGTACAAGGGCTTCCAGTTAACCCCATGGACACCTGAGGTGTTGTCTTTCCTCCCGCCAGCGTTCCTTTGATTCCCGCTCTTATTTACCTTCCGAAGATTGCCCCATCTGTTGTCACTCCTGCATCTATTCTTATGATCAATTTCGAACTCTGGGTATGTCACCCATTCTCCGGTCATCACTAGCCATGCGACCTTGTGAGCGTAATAAGACCGACCATCAATAATAAGCTTTACGTACCCATCTGCATTGAGACTACCAGCAATTTTACCAATCCTAGCTTCATGCCTAGCGCGTTCGCATGGGTTTTCGACACGGATGGTTGAAGGGTAGATTGCATAATTCGTCACCAATGGTTGGAACTCCCTTGCTCCGAGGGTAGTCAGCCCGGTCCGTGCAGTGGATCAAAGCTCGGAGCGGGCCGGGCTGACGGGCGGTAGAGACTCCGATGACTTCGCCTCGACTGGCTCCGCTCCGCGCATTCGCGTGTTTAGTATGCGATGAGCTTCTTCGGCGCTGTCCGCGTACACAATGATGGGCATGATGCCATCGCTCAGTCGGTAGGCTTGTTTGGTCATGCCACACCTGTGACGATAGTGTCGCGTAACGCTAGTTGCGCGAACTTACGCATACGGCCGCACCAGATTTGATAATCGTCATCGGTCATGAAGCGGCGGTTGTTCCACCCACATTCTCGGGCGAGCGCTTCGACCTGATCTTCTGTTTCGATAGGCCAAGCTTCTGCTATCCGCGTCTGAGGCTGTGCGCTCTCCGGGATAAACCGGATGAGGTAGTTCAAAATCTCATGCTCGCTGTAGGTGCGGACGACATGGCTCAAATTCGCGCGGCTGACCTTTTCCCGCATGGCGATGTGTTCTGCATCACCCTCACATCCGAAGAAAGCAGCGTGGGCAACCGCTTCTGCCTTAATGGCCGCTTCAATCTGTGCGACCGTAAAATCGGTGATTTTCGCCATTTTCGCTCTCCATATCTCGTATGAGATTGAAGATATAAGTCATATGTGTTATCACGTCAATAACTCATATGAGAAAAGGTGACGTTTGACTCAATTACTCGTATCAGATACTCCGCGTAGGATGGGGCGTAAGAAACAATGGGCTGAGGATATGCAGGCGAGGTTCCCGGAAGGGACCTTCGACCGCATTGCCGCCGTGCTGGAAGGCAAGGAGGACCGCACCGACTTTGTTCGTGCCGCCGTCGAGCGGGAGATAAAGCGACGTGAACGAGCATCTCGCAGTTCTGGGAATACCGAACCTGATGGTGACGGCACGTCACGACCATAACGATAGGCCTGCTTACGAGCAAGGTTGAGCATCTCAAACTGATCGATGGACGGTACAGAACCGTGTCTCATGAGGCCGGGCTTTCAACCATTCGTGTCGATTGGGACGAGGCGGCATAACCCGCGCTTTCAACCACGCAAGACGAAAACCCGTTCGCATGGCCTCAAATACTCTCGGCACCTGTCCTTAAAAATAAACCCGCCGCTGTCTGTATCGTATTCAAAATATTCAAGAACTCTTTCTCTTTTCAACTCCATCTTTCTGTCCCTTCATTTTCCCTGGCAACCTGTCGCACGCATAAAGAACCAGCGTGTGGTCACGGTTGAATATCCGACCGATCTGGGGAAAGGACAAATCTTTTCGCTCGTTATAAACAGCTTTCATGCACTGGTGTCGGGCAGCGACAAGATACCTAGATCGCTTTGGTCCGACGACATCCGAGAACGATACATCAGGATGGAAATCTTCAAGCACGCTCTCGATGATAGCGCGGGGCGAACGCCGGGCGTGTTTTTCGCTTTCAAGACCTGACTGCCTGTATGCATCAATCAGCATGTGGGCTTGGCATAGCATTGCCGCCTCATAGTCAGCACGAGACAACTCTAGAGCTTCAATTACCTTATTCTGAGCAGAAACTGTTGCCTCTAGGTCATCAATTTTGTTTTCTAGCTTTTTCATAGCTGCTGTTGATGTCTGAGGCTGCATAAGTCTTTCTCTGACGGCTTTGTGGTTAGCATGGATCTCTGCCGCCGTGGTGAATTCTCTGTGGGATACAAACATACTCGTTACCTTACACTGCTAGTTGTTGGCGATCTTTTTGGCTACTGAAGTGCGGTAAAATTCCTGCTCCTTGCTTATCTCCTTTGCGTCTGGCAAATCCATGATTTTCGACCACATAGCGGCCTTCTCAGGGGAGACTTCCTCTGTGGTGTAGTTCCCGCGCGCTGCTTCCTTCGCCGATTTGTGTGACTGCCTGAAGCCAGCAAGCAAATCCTTGACGCGCTCTTTCGCCGCTGGGTCTTGCGGGGTTCCCTCGTCAGGATCTACCGTCCTGCCTTTGATGGCTTCCAGCGTCTGGCGAGCGCGGGCCAAATCATCAACAATCACGCGCTGCTCTGCCCTGACCATTGCGGCAAGCTCTGGAGGGACTGGCACAAATTGCTTGCGGTCGATGTCGTATTCACCGCGGATGAGCTTGCGGACCACAATAGCCAGTGCGGCACCGGAAAGGTTTGCGAGAGCGTAGGAATAAACCGCGTTCACCTCGGATGCTGCGATAGATGGCTTTATGCCCATTCCTGCCGCCTGGAGGCTTCGCAGCGATTTGGCCACAGCATCATCACCAGCCGGGGCTAGACGTGCTTGCCCTACGGTAATCTGCTGCTCCAAGGTCGATGATGTTGTCGTGGTCAGGGCCTGTGGCATCGTGGCATTCTCCGTTGATGACCTTGTCGAGTTCTCTTGCTACGTCGTCTTGATGTTGTTGGTATTCGCTCTTGCCCCTTGGCGGAGATCTCGCCTGCCTTCGGCTGGATGAGTTTCTAACCCACGTTCTCCACGTCGCCGGCCAATCCAGCTTTACGGCTCCAGATCCTGCTTTTGAAGACCAATAATCTTTGAAGTTCTCGGCTTCACGGCTGATCGAAGCGTCGTCCATTCCCTGCGTTATGGCATAATCAAATTCTGCTTTTGAAAGCACCCAATCGGCAGATATCCTGCGCCCGCGCTTTTTGGATACTTCGCTAGAAGTATCTTTTTTATCTTCTGTATCTGTATCTGGTTCTGTATGGCTATGCCGTGGCTCAGCCATGGCTTCACCTATGCTATTGGTTTTCCTAGGTTTTGATGCATTCTCGCGCTGTTTATCCTGAATTATCTTCAATTTATCCAGCTCGAAAGTTGCTCGAAAGTTGGAGATAATTTCGCTTTCGACCTGAATTTTCCCAAGCTTTACCAACTCATCCTTGTACATTTTCCATGCCCTTACAGAGCATCCAAGCATACCTGATATGTATCTGGGGTCATCCTTTAGCGCCCCGCCTTGGAGGTAAATCAGATCGAGCAGCAACCGATACGCAGCCTTCATTTCGAAGGGCATACCAAGCGTTCCTTCCATGAAGTCGCGAGGGTAAGCCTTGTAGTATGGCAAACCGTTCATGAGGCAAAACCGGGCAGAAATTTGATGATGTTTGTCTTGTTCATTGCGGCACCTGTATTGAAAAGCGCCGCATGATTGTGCTACACAATCAACAAGCGCCAAGTTGGTTTTGGCGTGATAAGGCGGCGATAGATGTTTCCAGCATCTCGCCGCCGCTTTCTTTTTAAACTAGTTCGATCGAGTTGGCAACGATACGCTATACTTTGCCGCTCGCGACTGAAACGGCCCAATCCATCGCCTCTTGTTCATCATGGAGAACCACAACAGGCGGGCCTCTCCATCCATCCGCAAAGGCCTGCTGGTTAGCGTTGAGGCTCTTGCCATAGCCCTTGCGACCTGTCTTGATTTCTACGGCCCACATTACACCTCTGAAGCCCACTAGCGCGTCCACCGGCTTATTCATTAGCTCTACGCTAAAGCCGCACTGGCGAAGCACCTTGACTATTCCAGGTTCGGATTTGTCACGCTTGGCGGCGTATTTTGGGACGCTCACGAAATTTTCCTCTCCAAGTGCTTGCATTCTGAGCAGCGCCAGACGCCAAGGCTACCATTTCTCAGGTTAACGCCAAAGCCGAATAGCGCCCATTTGCCAGACCCGCAATCACACTTGCTCATACTCGTTTTTGAAACGCTCAAACTCGGCGCGGCTGACTGCGGCGAAAGTTTGGGGTGTGTCTGCAAAAAGTCCATCTGCGCTAGACTTAACGATTTCTTTTTCGACAAAGAACCGGCCCGCCCATGTTGGAAATTTCCTGTTGTCGCGGTAGGTGAAGTATATGTAATCGCCGCCGCATTTCTTGGCTTCGTCGCTTTCCAAAAACTGTCGGCAGAGAACCCCGCCGCGCTCGACGAGGCGCTGATAAGCCACTTGAAGATTTTTATTCAACTTCCTGCGCTTTTCTTTTGGCATTTTCTCTCTCCAAGCTGAGTTTGTAATCAGATGCAATGGCCTCAAGCCACTTGAGCGCTTCACTTTTGCTTTCAATCTCCCACTCAGGTCTAGGACGTTTGGCGTGGGTGCCGTGGTCTTCAAGCCATTGACGCTTGCTAGCGATCTGAGCATCTAAGGCGGCGATCTTTTCTTCAATGTAGAGTGGCATTAGAGCGGTTGGCCTTGAACGGTATACATGGCGGAGCAAAACTGCTGCATTTTCTGCCGTGTGGTGATCTGCGACAGGATAGCATTGACGATTGACTGCGTCTCGGCAACTGCCTGCTCTCTCGTCATGTTGCGTTGTACGGCTCCTGAGTAAAGGAACGTGATAACCTGCGCCTCGTCAAATACCGCCTTGTGGCAGTTCTGCACGGCGACGATGGCCTCTGCCGCTACACGGAGCATGTCGCTCTGTTGTGCCGCTGCTGGCGTTGCCATTAGGGCTAGGAGTGTGAGAGTGCGGATCATCGTTCACCTGTATCGGTTGATGGGGTGCCGGTCGGGAATGGAGGATCTCCCCGACCGGCTAGTCGTGAACCTGGGAGGCGGGTCACGACGATTGAATGTCTTTGGTCGGAGGGGCCGGGAGAGGCATCCAGTGTGTTGCCTTGTAGATCGTGCGGTCTCCGGATTTGGAATAGACGACCCCAGAAACGGAGCGGGCACAAACGCATTGTCCGTGGCCAGGTATGTGAGCCAAGAACGGATAACTTCCGTTGCTCATTGGTGCCGTCTCAATTGGTTGCCATTCGGTCATTGCCAAAACTCCGATAAAGCTTCTTCCAGCCATTGGGCTATGAGATTGGAAAGGTGTTCTTCGGTCATCTGGATGCCACCGCGCAGCTTAGTAAGCCGATGATGATCGCAGACACCGTGGCAGCTGCTACAGCTGGTGCAACCGACGTTGGAACGCCGATATAGAGAAGTGTTTCATAAATGGCGCTTGTCATCGGCCTAGCCCGTCCTCGTCAAAGAAATAGTGGAGAAGCATTGCGGCAATGATGCCAACGGATAGAGCCGCGCCCATTGTGAGCATGATGAAGTAAAGCCAAGCGGTCATGCTACTCTCCCTTGCTGTGTCGCGCTACATCGACGCGGTTGTGATTGTTTTCGACGGCTTCTCTAGCCTGAGTGTCGAAAGCTTCGGTAATGGCGGCTCTCTGTTCAGCAATGATGCTTTTGAAAGACTGGGGAGAGGCCGGGATGATGCGGCGGGTGTAGAGGCTTGGATCCATGGTCATTCGAACAAATCCCCTTGCTTCATGCCCATGGCGACAAGATAAGTGTCGAGGATCATTTCTTCCTCTGTGCGCTCCTGATCGTCCTTGCGGCGAAGAGCAACAACCTTCTTGATGATGGCAGTGATGAAGCCCATTGACTTCGCTTCGCCGTATACGTCCTTGATGTCGTCGGAGAGCGTGCGCTTTTCCTCTTCAAGTCTCTCAATCCGTTCAATGAAGGCTCTGAGTTGGTCGCGGGCTACCCCGTGTGCTGCGTCTGTCATGCTGCGTTCTCCGATGACGAAAGGGCCTCACTGATCAGGATACGAGCAACGACGCCCGCTGAAAGGCCGCATTTCTTGGTCTCCTCGGCAAGGAGTGCCCAAGTGCTGGCATCAATCCTAACGGCAATTTGGAAGCTACCGCTTTTGGTTTTGAATGGTTCGTTTTTGTAGACGCGTCCTTTGAAGGTGATGCCGTGGCCGTGAACATATTTGCTGATTGTGGCGTAGGAAACACCAAGCTCGTCAGCCGCCTCTTGGCGCGTCAAGCCTTGTTCAGCCTTAGCCCTGATTGCGGCGAGGACAATTTTTGAAATGCCGTCGCTTTTGCCATTTGTCATGTTATTCCCCTTTGTCCTTGATGGTGGGCTTAGTCGTTCGGGTGTCTGTCGAATAGGCCGGGATCGGATTGGCTTTCGAAGATGGAGAAAGCGCCGGCCTGCGATGTTTCCGGCTTCTTCATCCGGCGTGCGTTGACGATGCCGCCGACAATTCCGCCCTTGTGGCCGTTCGTCTTTGCCGCTTCGTAATCATTGCGCACGCTGCGACCGTGATACAGCGCATAGTGTCGGATGATGCTTGAGTTGGTTCCAAGCATCACAGCGATGTCGGCAGCGGACAGCCCACATTCAATGCCGCCGTCTATCTGGGCTAGGCGCTGGTCTTTGGTGGCGGTTTTCCAGAAGGTCATGAGGCCTCTTCCTTGCACTCGAACCAAAACTTATAGTCCGGGAGGTCCGGCAGTTTTATGCCTTCGCTCTCAAGCCAATCTAAGATCTCCCTAGTCATATGTGGCCTTCCACTCTCGCGCTTGGCGCACGCATATCGGAAAGCCTCGACGCTCTTGCTGCTCTTACTGGAATTGCATGGGGCGCATTCCGGGGTAAGGTTAGACATATCGTCAGATCCTCCGTCCCGTATCGGCGCAATGTGGTCAATCTCCATCCACGATTGGCTTCGTGAGGTAAGGCTTTTGACATCATCTTCGTGAAGATCCATGCCACAGTAGTAGCAATGACCATCAGTCTTTGCCCAAACAGCGGCCCTCTTTGGGGTTGTCATCATTTCGGCTGGTCTTCCGTCAACAGGGGTTTAGCCGGCCTGTATGCGTCTGGGCATAGTATCCAACGAGGGATGCCCGTGAACGCTTCGACCTCAGGAAGATGCTCCAGAGGAACGGATTTCCATTGCGAAATGGTAGACTGACCTAGGCCAATAGCTCTCGCCATCTTGCCTTGAGCGCCACGGTTTGCTTTGAGATATTCGAGTAGCTTTTCCATGTGTGCATCATCCTCACATTTTTCGTTTCAGTCAACATGATTTTTCAGGAGCGGTAGTTTTTCTTGATTTTGATAGGGGGTGTAAAAATATTTTACCACATAGATATAAGGTCTTTATTCTTTTTAAGAGAGATAGATAATAGACCATATATCTATGGTGTAAAAAATCTTTACACCCCCCGTGTAGATTTAGGCTCCGGCTTGAGCCATTCGGCCTCGCCAGTAAACGGCATCGAGTAGCAGCTTTTCCAGCCCTCAGCGGCCGTAACATCTAGGTATCCGGCTGCTACTAGCTCTTGGACGCAGCGTCCCACGGTCGGTCGGGTTAGTTTTGACGTTTTTGCTATCCAGGAATAGGATGGGCTGACATCCTCCCGGCTTTCAGGCACAACGAAGGTTGCGAAAAGAAGAGCAATTTTCACGGCAGACGGGGAAACGTCCGAGCGGGCGATCTGGTAAAGCCACGTCACCCTGTTTGCGTTGAATATTTCCGCGTACGTTTTTTCCATGCCCCTTTATCTGCCGACATTATTTTTCAGTCAAGGCAATTTTTCAGTTGACGGAGTTTTCAGCCGTGTTAACTTACATCCAACACCACAGCAGCACGACGCTAAGCCGACATGCTGCGCAACAGAGGATTAGACAGATGAGCGTTTCCAGCAAAGACTTCCAGGCATGGCTTTACCGCACGATCAAGATCGAACGTCGCGGTGACGTTGTTGCCATCGAGCAATGGTGCCGGGCCGGTCGTGAAGTCTTCGAAGTTGAGACAATCGGTCTCTAACCACACACCAGCCACCCACGAACATCTCCCAAGGGGGAACGGGGCGGCGATAGCGAAGGGGAATGAAATGGAAATCACCAGAGAAATTGCAGCCAAGGTTCTTGAGGTCGTTGACGCCGGTCTGGTGTCGGGCATGGGCAAACCTATTCCGGGTCAGATGTGTGTCGAGGCGGCGGTTTGCTACGCCATGGGCCTGCCCCACAGCGACGATCCCAAGTGCGTTGCACCGATCCTGCGCAGCCTGAAAATCCGTCTGAACGACAGCACATGGTCATCCGATAAGGCGCGGGCAAACGGCCTTCGTCGCCTCGCTCTGGCCCAGCTTGGAAGCCGCAATGTTCTTGATGAGAAAGAATTCTCTTCTGGATACGGTTCTCTTAATGCTAAGAATGATTTGATTAAGAATGGTTTTTCTGTTTGTATTCATGGATCTAATGGTCTAGAATATCCTATTCGCACCATTGGTATACTTCCAGCTTCTGTCACTAAAAAGCTTACCGACGACTATGATGTTGTCATCTATAGAGATAAGGTTGAAGTTGGTTGCCAAACTATCACAAAGGAAACCATTACTGATCTTCTCCTTCAGATGGAGCTACTGTAATTAAAACCGAACTATTATAACTATATGGATAAAATTGATAGACTTAAAGAATTGATTGAACGTGCTGAATCTCTAATTGGGAAAAAGGTTAGAAATGGAACTATTGGATCTTACTTGAGGGTTTCGGATTTCTTCGTCATTCTCACAAAGAAGCAAGCCAATGAACGATCCAGTTCTGTTATGGAAGAATTCCTCAAGACTGGATTCTGTGTAGCTCTTCGTGACGAAATAGGTGGAACTAGTGTTCCTTTGTTGAATGACACCAATATCTTCCGCGAAGACGTTACACTCAAGCTCACAAGCGATTATGATGCTATTGTTTCGAGGGATAATGTGAAGGTTGGTTGCCAAACTATCCCAAGGGCAAAGATTGTAGAACTCTACAATCTCATGATGGAATTCAAGTAATTAAAACCGAACTACAATACATTTATGAAACCCGGAGATAAAGTTAAGTGTATCCAAAAGGATGCACTCTTAGAAGTTGGTAAAGAATATACTCTTACAGATGTTCCAAATGGTTACGGTGATCCAAGTGATCGAAAAGTAGTAGCAGTGGATCAAGGAAATTTTGGTGTGTATACATACTATGAAAGTTATTTTGAACCATTGATTACTGATAAACTCGAAATCATTAAGAAACTATGCGCTCTAGCTAACTCTTACATTGGTGAAATTGTTGTAGGTAGTGGTGGTCGTAAGTGGAAGGTTGATTCCTATGAAGTCTATCTTCTTAAGGAAAATGCAGCAAAATCTTCTGGTTCGGTGTATGGACATTTCAATATGCATGGTTATTGTGTTGCTGTTAAAGGTGGTGGACGTTCTATTCCTGTTGAGGAAGTTGAACTTCAACCAACCTCTGAAACAATTAAACTCACTGATGACTATGAAGCTGTGATTACTAAAGATCATATTGTTGTTGGTTGCCAAACCATTAGCCGTGAGAAACTTCAAGAACTTCTGAAGATCCAAGATGGATTCCAGTAATTAACAAAAGAAGACGCCCAATAGACTAAATATATGAATGAGTAATCATTCCGAATATCCAAAAGAAGCTGGAGTCTATAAGCTGACATGCATCAATAACAATAAAATTTATATTGGAAAAGCGATCTGTCTTGATAAGAGACTTCGCGAACATAAGTCTTGTAAAAAGGAAACTAAAAGAACTTGTTATTTTCAAAGAGCTATATTAAGACATGGTTGGTATTCATTCCGTCTTGAAATATTAGAAGTTTTTAAGGACTTTGATAAAGTAAAAGATAATGTCGCTCTTCTTGAAAGAGAAGCTTATTATATAGAATTATTTGACTCTACTGATAGAGATAAGGGTTATAATAGGTGTAAGCATTCTAATGATCTAACGGGAGTTTCACTTTCAGAAGAAACAAAAGAGAAAATGAGACAGGCTAAATTGGGGAGGAAACTCTCCAAAGAGCATGTAGAAAATATGAGACAAAGCCAATTGGGGAAAACTCATAGCGAAGAAACTAAAGCTAAGATGTGTAAACCCAAGTCCGAAGAACATAAGGCAAACATGAGAAAGCCTAAATCTGAAGAGACTAAAGCTAAAATGAGAAATAGAATCTTTTCTGAAGAAAGTAGAGAAAAGATGCGACAAGCAAAACTAAGAAAAAGAGTTAATTAAAACCAAAATAAAATACAGTTGTATGAAAACAAAAAATAAACAAGT